CGATTGAGCAAAAGAGCTGATAGTTGTATTAGCAGGTAAACTTAAAGTCTTGATATCTGCATCTACTTCACTATCCATCAATGCACCTGCTGCTGTAACATTTGCAGTATCGGTAACATCTGCGTTCTCTTCAATACCTGCTAACTTAGTAGATGATGTACTATCAAAACTTATTTTAGCGTTGTTAGTTGCGATATCACTCGCTTGTTGGGTGGTTATACCAACTTTGGCGTTATTTGTTGCTACATCGCTTTCTATGGTATCTAAATCTACTGCCTGAGTAATACTTATGAATCCTACTTTAGTAGCATCTGTAGTCGGATAGCTGTTTTTAGCATTGTTAGTCGCTATGTTACTTTCCATAGTGTCAAGGTCAACAGCTTGTGTTACGCTAATAAAACCTACCTTAGTTGAATCCGTTGTTGGATATGAGTTCTTTAGTGTGTTTGCAGCTACACTTGTGTTAGCAGATACCCTTGCTTCTGTGTAGTATAAATTAGTTGTACCCTCTGAAATATCATCAGTGTCAAGTACTACATCGCCTGTTTGGGTATTAACACTATCAACAGCAGCAGTGGGGATTGTTGGTTTACCAATAATATAAGCATCACTGTTAGTATCTGTTTCGTTCCAATTAGCTTGTACGTTAACTTCTGCACCTGCTTCTATCCCTGCAAGTTTAGTAGCATCATCTGTGGGATAACTATTCTTTGCAGTGTTTGCTGTGATTGCATCTGCTTGGGTAGTCGTGATACCTACCTTAGCTGTGTTGGCTGTAACATCAGAGTTTGCAGACACTCTTGCATCAGTAAAGTACAAATTAGATGTACCTTCTGTGATATCGTCTGAATCTAAAACTACTACACCTGTTTCGCCATTTACAGAAGTAACTGCATCGGCAGGGTGTGTTAAACTTTCCCAACCTTCGTTTTTTCTTACATAAGAATCGCCATCATTAGGTGCTTCAGGGAAGGATACTTTTGCAGAGTTAGTAGTAATAGCGTTTGCCTGATCTGTCGTTATGCCTACTTTTGCATTGTTCGTGGTTATATCTGTTGCTTGTTGCGAGGTTATGCCTGTTTTTGCTGTATTAGCTGCTACTGCACTATTGGCTGATACACGAGCATCGGTATAATATAAGTTTGTAGAACCCTCGCTTAATTCATCGGTGCTTGTTGGGTTCACTTCTGCACCACTCTCTATACCTGCTAATTTTGCACTACTTGTAGAGTCAAAGCTAATCTTAGCGTTATTTGTAGATACATTTGATTCTAAGGTATCTAAATCGACAGCTTGTGTTACTGTGATATGCCCTACCTTAGTTGCATCAGCAGATGGATAAGTGTTTTTTAGAGTGTTAGCTGCTACGCTTGTATTTGCGCTTACACGAGCTTCCGTATAGTATAGATTGCTTGTACCCTCGCTTATATCGTCCGTATCTAAGACTACATCGCCTGTCTGCGTGTTTACGCTTGTAACAGTATCAAGTTCGGTGCTATCTACATAGTCTTTTACTGCTGCAACAGTAGGGATAGAAGTATCGTTATCATTGTTTGCAATCCCATCTGCTTCGTCAACAAACTTTGTGATCGTAATGTTTTCGCCTGTATCTTTCAAAGAACCAAAAGAAACAGTACCTGATGCCACTACACGACCATCAGTAGATACGCTGACACCTGTACCATTACCTGCACCATCGGTAAGCTCAACCTCGCCACTGATAGCATTGTTATCATCAGTTTTGATTAGCCCCTCGTAGGTGTCCTTTATTCTTTTGTTTTGAAGATTTGCCATACTTTACTTTCGTTCTTTTGCAAAAATCTTTTTAATTTAACTATGTTCTTATTTTTTGGTTTGTATCTTACAGTACCCATCCGTTGAATAAACTATCTTTATCAGGATAAACATCACTATCTGAGTTGCTATTGTACTCAGGGAACGTAGAGCTATTAAAACTCATATAATCAATAAATCTACGTGTGTAATACTCTGCTGTATCTCGTGCTTTACCTACCAAATAATCAACCTCTGATTTGCTTACACTTTCGCTATTTTCTGATGTGTGCTTAAATACACCACCATTTTTTATTTGATATGCAGCATAAGGCAAATAAGACACCTGAGCCCACCATATAAGCATGGGTTGTACATAGTCATTAACAAGGTTGAGATAATCGCCTGTAAGCGTACCTGCAACGATATCTGCACTAATCTTATTGTATAGATCTGTACCTAAATAGTTTTGTACTTCAATCTCTTGTGCGATCTTGATAAACTGTATAAATTTATCTGTGTCAGTATTACCATCTATGATACTGTTCTTAACAAGGTCTGTACGTGATATAAATAGTGCTGTTGCCATATTAAGATGGATAAGCCCCTTTTGTTGGGGTGTTAATTGGTGCTATTTCTGATTTCTTTTTACCTCTTGGCTTTGGTTTGTAGCTTTTAGGTATGTCTTTTGTTTTTTTATAGTCAGATATATCTTCGCTTTTTTCTTTATTTTTCTTTAAAACATATAAAACTTCCTTCCATATATGGCGGCAGTAAATACCGCCCTTATGTTCAAAAAGCGAAAATTTCTGATTATTATGCATAGGCAATTCAGCAGCTTTAAAATTAAGATTTCGTGAAGCTCTATCTATATCCTCTAAACGATATACAACACCTGCTTTAGATGCAGCCATCATATCACTACAAAATCTTCTTGATTTACCACCTGATTTTCTTGAGCCAATCGCATACTTATATCTAACCTTATAGTTAGATTTGTCTAAATAACTAAAGCCACTTGGTTGACTTGCAACTTGATAAAGGTTTTCTTTTTCTTTCACAAAATTACTTACCCATTCCTCTTCGCTTACGTTTTCTTTATCGTAATCTCTTTCGTCAACTAATTCCCATTCGCCTGTAACTATTTCGCCCTTTAAAGCATCAAATATATTATCATACATTTCATCAGTTAAACCATCTTTTGACAGTTCCTCTTTGCTCATTTTAACCCCTGTTTCCTCTTCTCGTGTTTCCATATCGGCTACATTGTCAAGGTCAGTAAACTCTAAAGGTTGTAAGGTCTTAAAGTATAGATTGAGTGAGATGTTATTATACGCAAGTATCTGATCGAAGTTCTCAATAAGCAATCTTTGAAACGGACGAATAACTGTGTTATCCATAAGGATAGTAGCTGTTTTAAGCTCATCTGCGTTGTTTCCAAGCCCTGTATTGTCTTTAATTCCTAAAAGCATAGGCGATACGCATCTGTGAGATACGAGTATCTTACGTGCACTCTCATCACTTAAAAACTGATAGGTGTTGTGAGCTTCAGAAAGTTGGATAGGTTGTATATCAGCAGCAGTTTCAGCGTTATCGTTAAAAGCCAAGATAAACTTACCTGCGTTGCTACTACCACTAAACTTCTCATAGATACGTCTTTCGATTAGTTCCCTTTGCTCAGGGTCAGGCGTTCCGTTATTAAAGTTGATAAGCATAGATGGTGCTAAGCCATTCATTATATTGTTTAAGTGATAGTTGCTTATCTCTTCCTCTAACTCTGCGTATTGTGTACCCCCTTGATAGTCAACAGGCGAATAATACTTAAACCCTGCTCTATAAGGTTTGATGTACATAATCTCTAAGCCCTCTTTAGACGTTCCAAAAGCAGGGATACGTTTTATCTCATCACTCTTTTTGTGCTTAGACCAATCGTAGTGATAGAAGTACGCTTCAATTTCGCCTTTGTCATTACATTTTTCAGCTCGTAGTGTTTCAACAGGGATATGCTCAAGTTTTACTATTTTAGTTCTATCCTTAGAGTAGATTACCTGCAAAGCACATTGACCCATAAGTTTTTGATCGTACACTACTTTACGAACACAATCAGCATTAAACAAAGACACCATCTGTGCGTATTGATCGGGCTTTCTGTTGCTGTCAGTAGCATCTAAGCCCTTACCATAAATCATCTCACTAATTCCGTTAATGATAGCGTTGTTAGTAGGGCTACCATTGTATCTATCTATAAGATACTGAAAGTAGTTATTATCTTCGCCATAGCTCACAAATTCCTGATTCCGTACTTCTTTTACAGTAGGGCTTGTGTAGGTGCTTAGGTTAACTATTCTTAAATCGTTTTTCATAATATAATATAATCGTTATCGTAGCTCGTATCTATGGTGTATTCGCCATCGTTAACTGAGTAATAGTTATTCGTA